GTGAAATATCAACTACAATACATTTAGGTGGCGATAAATGGCCAATATTTATAGATGGCACAGGTGCTAATAATGTTATTAATGAAAGAAAAAATATTGTAAAACCAAACGCTCCAGCAGGTACAAAAGTTGATTTAGAAGTAGGAGATATGTTAGTATATAGAGGATGTGATTTTGAACACTGGAGAGAACCTTTTGAGGGTGATAGTTGTGGTCAAGTATTTTTACACTATAATGATATGAATGGACCTAACGCAACTAACAACATATTTGACGGAAGACCTAAATTAGGTGTACCTAAATTTCAATGAAAATAGAAGACTATATCATAGTTAAAAACACGATACCTAAAAACATATGTAAATTAATTGTTGATGAGTGTAATACTAAGCCATGGGTAAAACATCAATGGAATAATTACACCACTGGTAAAAATACTTCTGAACAAAAAAAAGAATTAGACATAATGTTTTCTACAAAAAGTCAACAAGACAAACTTAAATTACCTGTTGCAAAAGCATTAGACGAATATCAAAAATTATGTTCTTGGGATGGTGAAAAAACAGGATCAACTTGGCTGACTAGTTATTCTACAATTCGTTTTAATAAATATGAAGTTGGAACTATGATGAGAAAGCATTACGATCATATACATGATATATTTGATGGTAAAAGAAAAGGTGTTCCTTTAGTATCTATTGTAGGAAACTTAAATGAAGATTACGAAGGATCAGAATTTCATTGTAGAAATAAAGAGATAAAGTTAAAAACAGGAGATATATTAATGTTTCCTTCTAACTTTATGTATCCTCATGAAGTCACGGAATGCACAAAAGGTACTAGATATTCATTTGTCAGTTGGGCGTTTTAAATATATTATAAATATAAGAAAGATTTAATATATAGGGATTTGACTAATGGCAACAATACAAAATATCACTATTGACCAAGATTGCGATTATACAGAAACTTTAACAGTAAAAGATTCTACTGGAACTGTTGTAGATTTATCTAACGAAACAATAACTGCTACTATGAGAAAGACGCATTTGTCTGCTACCTCATATGATTTTACAACTGCTAAAGTTAGTGCTACTGATGGAACTTGTTCTATTACTATGACGGACGCTGTGACAGCAACTCTTACTGAAGGTCGGTATGTGTGGGATTTAACAACAACTGATTCGTCTGGTTTAATCACTAGAAGAATTGAAGGAAGAGCAACGGTTACTCCAAGCGTAACCAGATCGTAATATGTCAACTAAAAAATATTTACAAAATGGCAAATGGCCAGGACTTCAACCAAAACAAAAAGTAAAATTGCAACAGGTTGAAGGTGATTTAGAAATTGATGTAGATATTGAAAAACAAATAACACAATTACAAGAAGCAAGACTAGAAGGTAAATTAGAAAAACCAAAACAACTATCAATTGATCCTGAAAAACAATTAAATGAATGGCACCTTGAAAAAGGATTAAAAACATTTCTTGCTAATGTAGAATTTGAAAAAGAAGATTTAGATAAAAAGATAAAAGAAGAAGACGCTAAGATTTCTGCTTTAGAAGAATTGTTTGGTGGTTTAAATAAACCAAAAACAGAAAAAGAAATAGAGATAGAAAATACTGAAGCAATTTCTGAAACATCTTTTAATAAAATATCGGAAGAAGATAAAAAAGAAAGAGAACAAGCTAGACTAAAAGCATTAGCAGTTTTATTTGAAAAGAATATAGTAAAAGAGAAAAAAGAAAAAGAAGAAGATAGACTAAAAAGATTAGAAGAAGAAAGAAAACAAAAATTATTAATTGATTCTGGTTTAGAAAAACCAAAAGTTATATTAGATAAAGAAGTAATTAAAGAGCAGAAGTTAGCAAGAAAAAAAGTTGAAGAAAAGTATGGACAAGCAGGTGCTTTAGCAGTTGAAGGTTTATTAAAAGCTTCTCATAAAGAAATTGAAGAAGATCCTGAAATTGTTGATAAAGTACTTTCTCATATTTCAGAAATGAAAGTTGCTAATGAGTTAGACAAAGACAAGATGAAGTCTTTGAGATCAATTGACACATTAGAAAAACTAACTAAAGAATTTTTAAACTTTAAAAATCTAACTTCTATTCAACTTTCTACTGTTGGTGGTGGATTAGATCCAAATAAAATATCAGCAAATTTAATGCCAACAACAGCAGGAACTTATGATTTAGGTTCTTCTGCAAGACCTTGGCGTAAGTTATATTTAACAAGTGGTTCATTAATTGTAGGTGAAAGTGAACTTACTGGTACAGAATTAGGATTATTAGATGGCATAACTGCAGGTACAGTTGCTGCTAGTAAAGCAGTGGTTGTTGACTCTAACAAAGATGTATCAGGATTTAGAAATGTAGTTATTGCTGGGGATTTAACAGTACAAGGTACAACTACTACTGTGGAATCTACAACGGTTAATATACAAAATGCGTTTGTGTTTGAAGGTGCAACAGATGACGCACATGAAACAACATTAACAACGATTGAACCTACTGCTGATAGAACAATTAAGTTGCCAAATGTTTCAGGAACTATACCTGTTTTAGCAGCCGAAAGTTCAACTGCTATTACAGCAACACCTGCTGAATTAAACTATGTAGATGGTGTCACAGGCAATATACAAACTGCTTTAGACGCAAAAGCAACAAAGGCATTTGCAATCGCACAAGCAGTCGCATTAGGATAAACTAAATAGTATTATAAGGAAAAATTATGGCTAAACCAAATACAAGATCAACATTAAAAGATTATTGCTTAAGAAATTTAGGTAAACCTGTAATTGATATAAATGTTGACGAAGATCAAATAGAAGATAGAATAGACGAAGCAGTACAATATTTTTGTCAATATCATACAGATGGTGTTGAAAGAATGTATTTAAAATACAAGGTAACTGCTGATGACAAAGTTAGATTAAGAAAAAATAAAGAATTTAATGTTATTGAAAAAGGCACATATGCTGATAACATAGAATTAGAATCTGGTACAAATACTGTATTAGAAGGTGATGGTGATTTAATAAAAGAAGATGGTACACCTTTACATACAGAAGACTCAACAATAGTGGAAACAACTTACGAAGAAACACAAAACTATTTGGTAATACCAGACGCTGTAATAAGTGTAATAAATATATTTCCTTTATCTGACAGAGCAAACTTAAATATGTTTGATGTTAGATATCAATTAAGATTAAATGATTTATATGATTTCTCATCTACAAGTATTGTACACTATGAAATGACAATGCGTCATTTAGATTTTTTAGATCACATACTAGTAGGAGAAAAACCAATTAGATTTAATGCATTATCAAATAGATTGTATATTGATATGGATTGGCAAGAAGATATAGACGCTGACGAATATTTAATTATAGAGTGTTATAGACAATTAGATCCTGCTCAACATACAAATATGTTTAATGATATATATTTAAAAAGATACACTACTGCTTTAATCAAAAAACAATGGGGACAAAACCTATCAAAATTTAATGGTACGGCAATGTTAGGTGGAGTGACACTTAACGGACCTGAACTATTTTCATCAGCAGTAAGTGAGGTTCAAAAACTAGAGGAAGAAATAAGATTAAATTACGAAGAACCTCCACATATGCAACAAGGATAAAAACTAAATGCCAACAAATGTTTATTTTGACACTGGCACAACTTCAGAACAAAGATTATACGAAGATTTAATTGTTGAACAACTGAAGATATATGGCCAAGATGTTTATTATTTGCCACGAAAATTGGCAAACAAAGATACTATATTTGGCGAGGACCCAGCTTCATCTTTTGATGACTCTTATATAATAGAAATGTATGTAAATAATACTGATGGATATATGGGCGAACAGGAGATAATTAAAAAATTTGGTTTAGAATTGAGAGATGATATTAAGTTTACTGTTTCTAAATTGAGATGGGAAACTTTAATTAAAAACAATAGTGATTTAGTTGCTGAAAGACCACAAGAAGGTGATCTAGTTTATTTCCCTACAACAAATGCATTTTTTGAAATACAATTTGTTGAACATGAGCAACCGTTCTATCAACAAAGTGCTTTACCTGTTTATAACTTATCTTGTACTAAATTTGAGTACGCTTCTGAAAGACTTGATACTGGTATTACAGCAATTGATAATGTTGAAGATTCATTATCTACTGATACTATGAACTTCCAATTTACACTAGAAGCAGAAACAGGATCAATTGTATTAGAAAGTGATATAGGTGAAACTAACTATATGATTAATGAAAGTTTCACAATGAAGACTCAACAACCTGCTGATGATGGTAAAGCATTTGAAGACAAAGCAGGAACAACAACATCATCTACTGCTGATGATATATTAGATTTTAGCGAAAGAAATCCTTTCGGAGAGGTTGATGAATATTAATGTTTGGACAACACTTTTACCATAAGCAGATAAGAAATGCTGTAATTGCATTTGGTACAATATTTAATAATATTAATATCAAACGTACAGATTCTAGCGGGAATCCTTTACAAGTAATTAGAGTGCCTCTTTCATATGCACCAAAAGAAAAATTTATAGCAAGGTTAGATCAACAAGCAGATTTAACTGGAGACGATTCAAAAGTGGCGATTACTCTACCTCGTATGTCCTTTGATGTCACTGGTTATTCTTATGACGCAACTCGTAAGTTAAATAAAAATCAAAGAATAAGTGTTGCTAAAAATACAAGTGGTGATGAAAAAACTTTAAACACACAATATATGCCTGTGCCTTATGATGTAAGTTTTGACTTAAATGTTTTTGTTGCTAATTCAGATGACGGTCTTCAAATTGTAGAACAAATACTTCCATACTTTCAACCTGACTATACGGTAACTATGATTATGGATAGAAGTTATATGGATACAAAAAGAGATATTCCTTTTATATTAGAAAGTGTTGATTACGAAGATAGTTATACAGGTGCATTGACAGATAGAAGACGAATTATATACACACTAAAATTTACAGCAAAAATATATTTGTATGGTCCAATAACTTCAAGTGCTATAATTAGAAATGCAGAAGCTGATATGTACACAAACACATCGGATCAAAATCCATCTAGGGTACAAAGGGTTACGGTTACACCTAATCCAACAAGTGCTGATAAAGATGACACTTACACATATACAACCACATTAGAATTTTTTAATGATGGTAAAAACTATGATGAGGAAACTGGCAACGATACATAACATAAGGTTTTAAAATGAGTAATATTGATGATAAATTAAATGAAGTACTAAACATAGCAGAAGAAGTACTAGAAAAAAAGGAAGAAAAGAATCCTTTAGAGATAGCAAACGAACCACCTAAACCAGTTGCACCAGAAAATGCTGAAGTTGATACAGACTTTGATACTGGTAGAAACGAACTCTACAAAATGTTAGAGAAAGGTAATACTGCAATAGATGGTATTTTAAATCTTGCAAAAGAAGGAGAACATCCTAGAGCATACGAAGTTGCAGGACAATTAATTAAAACACAAAGCGAAATAGCACAAAACTTATTAGACTTACAAGATAAACTTAAAAAGATTAAAGATGTAAAAGAATTAGGACCAAAAAATGTCACTAATGCTTTATTTGTAGGATCAACAACCGAACTACAAAAGATGATAAAGAAAAATAAAGATAAAAAATAATGACAAAATTAGATCAGTATTTAGGAAATCCTAATCTAAAGAAAGCACACACAAAATCACGATTTACACCTAAACAAGTAGATGAGGTGATGAAGTGTCTTGATAATCCTAGATACTTTATAGAAAATTACTTAAAGATTGTCACAATTGATAAAGGTCTTATACCTTTTCAAATGTATGACTTTCAGCGGAAGATGGTAGATACTTTTCACGACAATAGGTTTACAATTTGCAAATTGCCTAGACAAAGTGGAAAGTCAACTATCATTGTATCCTACCTCTTACATTACGTTTTGTTTAACGATAATGTGAACGTTGCAATACTAGCAAATAAATCCTCTACGGCAAGGGATTTGTTAGGACGATTGCAACTTGCTTACGAACACTTGCCAAAATGGATGCAACAAGGCGTTCTTAACTGGAACAAAGGTTCCCTAGAACTAGA